ACATAAAAAATCCACCTTCATTAGACATCCAATAGATAGCACCATTTACATAAGAGGCGGAGTGTTGTGCTAAACATCCACAGTTGGTACCTACCTGTCTAACACTAAATGTAAATGGCGGACCAACAAACTGAATAACATAAGCAGCTTGATCCGTTAAAACAAAAACATAGTCTTTCCCTTGAATAGCGGCAGTAATTTTATTTCCTGTGTCAAGTCTAAAAGTTCCGGCTGTGTTGGTAGCCGTTGGAGTATAAGTATTTAAATCTTCTTGGTTTGAAAATCTTACAAACATTGGGTCTTGAGTGGTCGAATCTCCAATAGTTGTTTCAGTTCCAAAATGAAATAAATGTCTGTCTCTATCGGACACTAACGTAAATCTGCTTGCAGTTGGGTTAGCCGAAGTAGAAAAACCAGAAGTTGATTTAGATGCTCTTATTGTTCGAGCGTTTGTAGCTCCTGCATTCCACGTAAAAGTTTCACCATTAAATACTGTGGCTACTAACACTTCACCAAAATTATCAAGACTCCAATTTCCTGGATCTAGTACCACAGAACTTGTAGATCTTTCCGTTCCCCAAGTAGATGCTCCCCAAGTCGATGTGCTCCAACCATAACCTGTTGTTTGTATAGTGGGTCCAACCTCAACATAAGGATTAACAGTTGCAGCTCCAGCAGCCGTCATTCCAGAACCACCTTCGTTCCTTACAGCTTGTATGGTAAATTTATCTACTGTTGGAACGGTTAGTATTTCATAAGCCACTTGTAATTCAGCGGGCGTATAATCAGAAGCACCTGTTACTGTAACTCCAGATAAAGTAATATATCTTCCTACTTTTAAATTATGAGATGATTTATCTATGGTTATTACATTGGAACCATTAACAGTGGTTAAAGTGCATCCAGAAATAGCTGTATCTAAAGGAGAGATGTCATAAAAATCGTTTCCGTAATACAAAAACAAACCTTGAGAAGTTCCGATAGCTGCATATTTTTCACCTTTTAAACTAGTAAAAGCTACTTGAGCTCTAGCTGCTCCGGGTAATGTTTTTGATGAAGCTGTAAGTTGGGACCAACCTCCTATTTTTTCAGGTGCTGTATATCTAAAACGCACAAAATCTCCATCCACCCATTTTCCAGGAAGGGCTGAAGGNACACCTTGTTTGTTGAATCCAGCTGCAAAATCTACTTTTTTTAAGGCCATAAATATGTTATATAGCAGTTTAATAATTAATGAAAGATACAAAATGAAAACAATAATGCTAGATCAGGTGCTTTCTCAAAAAGAATTGTTTTATATGTANAGACAAATCACGGGTAGTCATAACTGGGTAATGAACTGCGCATCGGGACCACATGAGGGTTTTATGTCTGGGCCAGCTTTAATAGTTAAAGACAATAATGGTTATGTTAACAATTATCCGTTATGTCTTTGGGGCCAAACTTTGGTTTATAGAATAGCAAAAATATTAGAGGACAAAAAAATAGGTATACCGACAGAATTAAAAAGAATGTGGTTTAATGCAACATACCACGGTAAAAAAACTCAACACTGGTTACATCAAGATGATATGGTCACATCTCATTCAAAAACAATTTTATTATTTATGACTCCTCTTTGGCAACCAGATTGGAGAGGTTCATTTTTTGTAGACGGAGAAGAATTTAAATTTAAACCGGGAAATGCAGTGATACTAGATTCACAAGAATTTCATACAGGTGAATCGGTTGAGTCAGAAACTCATAGTTGGCAAAGGGTAACTTGTAATATAATAATAGGACACGCTGATGATACACGTGTTTGAAAGTTTGGCTCCTACTAATTTTTTTAGTCCTTTTTATAAATATTTTATGTATGAAAACATGTCTGATATAGACATAAAAAAATTAAAAAATCATATTTTAAATATAGAAAAAGACATTATAAAAAATACAGCATCAGAGGGAGACGGTCGAACTGGGCTCGGTAAACAAAGTCTCACTAGTCGACATATGTCGTTTAATTTATTTGATTCAGATGAGACTATTTTTTTAAAAGACAACATCAAAGAAAATTTAAAATTATTTTTTAAAGAATTAAAAATACCAATGCCTAAAAAAATTTACGGTAAATGTTGGGCCAATGTAATGAGGGAAGAAGAACAAATAAAAAGACATAGACATACGGTAGAAAATACTTCTTTTCTAAGCGGACATCTTTGTGTGGAAATAAATAAAACTGGTACTTATTACGTAAATCCTTTTGACGATACAGCGTTTAAATCAGAAAACAAACCGGGTAGAATAACAATATTTCCATCGTGGATTGAGCATTACACTGATGTTGCATCCTCAAGACGAATTACTGTAGCTTTTGATTTAACCTTACAACCCATTGAGAATAGTAATTTTGTATTAATATAAATGAATTATTTAGAAGCAATTGTTGAAATTAAAAATGTAATAGAAAATGATTTTAATAATAGAATTATTTCTTTAATTAAAAAAAGAGCTACAAAAAATTTATTAATCGGAGAAGATAAATTGAATACTGAAACAAGAAATGTAAAAGGTTATCAATTAGATTTTACCAGCCCCACCAATTTGTTTTACTGGAACTATGTAAAACAGGAAATAACTAGACTGTACAGTTTTTACAAAGCTAAATTTCCAATGATGCAAAGTAACAAAATAAACCAAATAGATTTATTAAAATATTCAGTCGGGGGTAAGTATGAAGTTCATACTGATCACTTCACCACTAGTGTCAGAAATTTAAGTGTAATAATAAATTTGAATGAAGGATATGAGGGTGGTGATCTTGTATTTACTAATCANCAACAAAAAGAAGTAAAAAGAATGAAACTTGGAAAAGGATCTATAGTTTTTTTTCCAAGTAATTTTATGTATCCACATTGCATAGAACCGATAACAAAAGGAGTTCGATATAGTATAGTGTCATGGCTCCAGTAAATTTTAAAATCTTAAAAAACTTTTTTTCACAGGAAGAATTAAATATATTACAACCTTATTGTTATAATAAATTAGACTCTAATAAAGAATATCAATTAGATGCCCAATCTTTTTCACCTGCATGGTACAAAGATTCTTTAATGACTTCGTTCTTAGATTTAAAATTAAATTTAATTCAAAAAGAAACAGAATTAGAATTACTTCCAACATATGCTTACTGGAGATATTATGTTTTTGGAGCAACATTAAAAACACATTTGGATAGACCATCTTGTGAAATTTCAATCAGTGCATGTATAAAAAAATATGACGATTGGCCTTTTATAATAGAGAATAACGTTTTTGAATTACAAGAAGGAGATGGTCTACTATATGCAGGTTGTGACCAACAACATGGAAGACCGGGAGTTTATAAAGGTAATGGAATAGCACAAGTTTTTTTTCATTATGTAAATAAATACGGACCGTATAAAAATTACGCTTATGATAATAAAAGTAAGGAATATTAATGAGTGAAAAAACGATATCCATGCAAAATCACATAGGAATTTTTGATAATTATATCTCCAAGACAAATTGCAATAAAGTTATTGAGTATTTTAAGAAAAAAGCTGCGTTTGGAGAAGCATATCAAAGGTTTCAAACAGAGAAAGTATCTCTTCTTGAAAAGAACGATACTTCAGTAACCGTGGACACTTGGGTAGATGATTTTAAAGAACTGTTTGTAAATTTTGATTTGGCTTTAAGAAGGTATGTAGATAACACAGGTTTAAAAAATTTTTATAGTTCTTTTAAAATTGTTCCCCTGAAAATACAACTAACTCTTCCAGGACAAGGTTATCATACTTGGCATATAGAACATGGAGAACCTAGAGATCATGCAAACCGAGTAATAGTTTATACAATATATTTAAATGATGTTGATGAAGGTGGGGAGACTGAATTTTTACATCAATCAGTAAGAGTAAAACCAAAAAGTGGTAGAATTGTTTTTTGGCCTGCTGGTTACCCTTATGTGCACAGAGGTAACCCTCCTCTTGAAGGAGAAAAATATATTATGACAGGTTGGTTAAATTGTTAAGAGGAAGAATAAGAGGTAGGTCTTGGACCTTTTCTAGCAATTTGATCCGCTTCACTTTCTGTAGATTCTAACACAGCATCTGTTCCTTCACCTGACCAGACTTCTATGACATCATCATCCCAC